AGCCTTGCAACACCAGTAGCACCCCTTGCTACCGTGCCAGCCAGACCAACACCGGGAACGAAGGCACCACCGACTTGACCGCCAATGTAAGCAGCGGTTGGCGATGCCTCATGACGAGCTCTAGCTTTCGCTACGCCTTCATCATACGTGTCATCGGTAAAGAGAGCGCGTCCAGCGCCTTCGATCTCATCGGAAAGACCGAATGTCGCGGTATCCGCAAAGCCTCTAGCAGCGCCTTCGATGTAGCCAACATCGGGTTTGCCTGCCGAGATACCGAGTGCCTTAGCAAACCTACCGCCAGACGGCGCTTGTTGCGGCGCAATCGGCGTGATGCCTAGCTGTTCAGCAAAGCGTCCCATTACTGGCCAAGTCCTTTTCTCAGCTCACTTGTGGCCAGCTGGAACGCCTCTTCTTCAGACATTCCGCTTGCGACGTATTGCTTGACTAGGGCTTCGCCCTGTTCTTCGATGCTTTGGATTTGAGCGGGTTCGAACTGTAGATTCTGTTCCTGGCTTTGCTCGGGTTCGTTGCCAGCGGCCAGGTCTTCGTAAACCTTGACCAAGTCAGGCGCATCACCAAGCTCTTCGCGCGCTTGCTTGGTCGCATCCGACAAGGTCATATCTTGTTCGACTAGGTCTTCTACGCGGTCACCATAGGCAATTTGATATTTCTGATCTTCTACCGCCGCATTAAGCAGTGTTTCACGTGCAACCTTACTCGTGGTTAGATTGCCGACCGTCTTTTCTAGACGCTTAGCATCTGATTCGGTCTGTGGGCCTTTCTGTTCGATCTGCTTTTGCAGAACGATGTCGGACAGACCGGCATTCATCGCCTCTGTTGCCGCAACGGTCTCACCGTCACCAAGGCCAACGAGGTTTCCAGCTCTTGCCGCTTCTAAGCGAACATCAGCACCGAAGCCTGATAGCGCCGTATCATTGAGAGAAAGAAGGCTTTGAAGCTTCGCCGTGTTCTGGCGTGCGTTCGCGCCTTTTTCGATAATCTCACCATAACGCTTGGCCTGCTGCTTGCCCTTTTCCTTGGCAAACGCGCTCGTCTCTTTGTTGTCGATATTGACCAGCGGATCCTTCTTAGGAACGGCCTGTCCAACCGCCTCCGATCTTGGCGCATAGCGCGCCACACCATCAGGACCGACCACCGGCATTAAGGGCTGATTGGCCGATTGTGCTGCTAGAGTAGCTTCGCGATGCTGTTGCTGTGCCGCTAGCTGAGCCGTCTGATGAGCGCCGCGTTGCTCAAGTCCTTGGCGCTGCAAATCAACGCCTTGTTCTTGCAACCCAATCCGACGTTCTGCCAAATCACGATCAGCCGCCGCACCTTCAGCAGTGAGGTCTAGACGGCGCTCACCTTGATCTAAGGTAGCTTGCTGATGAGGCGTGATTTCGCGCTCATATTGTTTCATCAAAACGGCTTTGGCGAACTCAGGATTAGCAAGAGCCGCTCGCCTCATGGCGGGGTCTTGGATGCCCTCTGCGGCCTCCATAAGCGCCGCGTTAGCATCCGCTTCTTTCTTGAGCCCTACTTGCCGCGCAGCCTCTTGCTCGTAAGCCCCAATTCCTTGCGCAGCACCGCCGGCCAAGATCTGAGCTGTATTGCGCGGCGGACCACCAGGCCCACTATTGGCCAGGATCGACAAGCCAGCTTGTGTTAAGCCCTTATGAAAAGCAGGATTTTCCAAGCCGGACTGGAGTCGTTGCATGAAAGGTGAGCGCATTATCTAGATCCGTAATACCCGCCAACGCCGCCAATCACCGCGCCCGCTGCTACCGCGTAGGGATTGCCACCACTGACTTGCGCGCCCAGGCCAGCGCCGGTTGCTGCCCCTCCCAGAGCGCCCGCCGTTGGATTGGCGCCCGGTACATTCGGCACGCCCGCATGAAGCTGCAAAAGATCGAGCGGCGCTTGCTTCCTTTCATAGAATTGGCGAACCTGATCATCGATCCGGTTTTGCGCATCCTCTTGGCGAATACCGCCAGCGGCCAACAAATGCTGATCATCGGCATAGCGTGCCTGAGAGAGGGCCGGAGCATTGGCCAAGGCTTGCTGTTGGCGCCCCCGCTCTTGCGAATAATTGTCATAAGCCACGCGACCCATGGCGTCGGCCAAGCTTTGCTGCGCTGTGTCTTGCTGAACCGCATGAGCGCCAGATCCAAGACGACCAGCGCCCGCCGCGCCTGCATCGATCGACGGCGCAACGGTTCGTTGAAACTCTTGTCGGATCGGATCAAGCGCCGCACTCAAATGCGGATTAGGACCAAGAAAAGCACCGCTCAACGTGTCCTGATTGAGCTGCAACGCCTGATCAACATTAGGATTGCCCGCCGCCGCTGTTTGTTCGATCCCAGCAAGTGCTTGATTTTGCGTGTTGTTCAGCCGTGCATTGCGCTCGCCAGTAAATGTTGGATTGTTAAGAGCGTCATCCATTGCCCTATCAGCAAGCTCGCCGCGCTCGCCGCGTCCAACGATCTTGGTACTTCCGCTACTTCCGCCCATCAGCCAAGTCCCTTATTGTTTTGACTTGGGCGACCGAACCCTTGACCGATCTTGACCAGTTCCGTCCGTAAGCTTCGATCCGATAACAACCGAGATCTAAAGCCCAGCGCTCGACGATAGGCTGCCATGCCAAGATTTCGCTCATCTTGCCGCCAGCTAGAAAAACGTTGCACGCCGTTAGCCTCGGGTAGACGATAAACTCGGTGATCGCGACCGATGTAGGCATTGGCCAAAAGAAAAGCTGTTCCTCGATAATCCCGGTCAGCACATCGCTCAACAGATGCGTGCCATGTAGCGTCTTGATCGCTGGCTTTAGGTATGGAAGACATCGCGTCCATTCCTCAGAGAACCGCCCATCGAACGACACCACCGGCGCCACCGGCATGGCTGATGAGAAATCGTCCGTCGAAGATATTGGCTCGCTCAACGAAGATGTTGGCACCGGCTGCTGTGGCATCGGCTGGGGTGACAAATGGCGAACTCGCTTTGTTTCGAATGGCGCCGCTTACGACTTCGGTTGTTGCCCCGCCGCCTAGCGTTACTTCGCCAGTGACAGGACGTCCGAAGTAATCTTGCTCAAGACGTTGAACCAGTTGTTGAGCCCATGAGAGCATGGCGTTTGGGTCAGGGCGGGGGTATCTCATCGCCGCCCCACCGCTTCGCCAACAGCCTCAACCGACCTAACAAACCGCCAAGCTTGCGATGGATCCGGCTCAATCACAGCCTCGGATCGCATGTAACGATCATTGACGCGTTGCGGACAAAACCCGACGTCGTTCTTATCGGTGTACGCGCCAATCCTTGGCTCTTCAGTGAGTAGACTTCTGTGAATAACGCGCATTTTGACGCGCGCAGCGCCTTCAACGTCAGGCCAAAGCTCACGCAAGAAAAACCGCCGATCCATGGAGATGGCTTGCTCTGTGGTGCGAACCGTTGCGGTTAGCGGGATGCCTTCGAATGACACAAAGAAGCCCTCAGCATCGAAACCACCAACGATCTGATTTCCGCCTGCCCAGATCTCGCTATCGAGCGACGGTGCATCGCTATCCAACAGATCATCATCACCGCCTGTGTCATCATCCAACGACACGCCAACGGTTAGGGCTTGGGTCATTTGAACCACATTCCAACCGTCAATCTCGGTCCATTGATCGACATCCCAGCTATAGGCTAGCGTCTTCTTGCCTTCGAAGCGGCTGGGATAGGTCCAATAGACGATCTTCTTGAGCGGGTCGGCGGTTGCCGTGATCTGGTCAAGCTCACTCAAACGGACGTCGTCAAAGAAGGTTCGGTCAATTTTGCCCGCACCAATGCCATGCGATTGAATGCCATTGAAGCTGTAGAAACCGTCTTCGCCGAGATAGTAGACAATGCCCGCAACCTGGACGATCGAGTTAGGCGCTGTTGTGCCGCGACCTCCTTCAATCGTATCAAACAGGAAGAAGAAACGGCCTGTTGTATCGAAGGACATGCGGGTCATGCCGCGTTCTTGAAACACCACACCATCAGCACCGCTAAGCCCGCCAACGATGCCTGTTATGTGACCAAAATCGCCTGGCAAGTCTTGGACATCGGATTGAACCTGAATAGCGGGATCGGAGCCAGGCACAGGCCAGCTAGTGGCGTTGCCAATCCCTGACCAATGCAAGCGGTAAGGGTTGATTTGACCATCATTGGTGAAAGCCAGAACAACGAAGTCGCGCACAGTCGCAATGTATTTAGCTGTCGGAGGAGCGCCCGCTAGATCATCGAAGCTTGCCACACCTCGAAGGTTCTTCGCCTGAACCGGATCAACCGAATTCGTACCGATCAGCTGCAAACCGAAATTGGTAAACCGCCAGCGGTTAATCTCGGTCGCGGTATAGCCGCCAGCCTTGGAAACATCGTTCCAAGAAGCGCCACCCGCCCCTTGCTGAAACAAGCCCGCCGTTGTGCCGGCGTATTGCTGGGCGTTTTCGGTCTCATCAAACGCCGATACAGCGCCGATGACCAGATCAGACGATACAGCCGTGCCAATCCGCACTTGCGCCCTTGCAGGCTCATAGCCACCGCGTACCGGCAAGACATTAAGCATGCGATCGGAGCCCTGATTTTCGAAATCAGGCAGATCAGGCGTGTAGGGTCCAAAGGGGAACCTCATCGCTGCACCGCTCCTTCAATGTAAGAAGAAGACGGCGTCAGCGGACCATCGCCAAAGCGGTCTAGAACATCGTCCATCGTGGCCGCATCGAGGGCCGCGAAGAACATCGCGTTGTAACGATCAGCGCCCTCGTAATCCTCAAAATGAAGCTTGGCGTAATGCAGGCATCCATTGAGATAGACGTCAGGATGATCGTTCAGGACGGTGTTGGTATCGCCATCATTGGTTAGCTGGGCGCGAATGCGGTAACCGATCCTGGCTTCAAACGTACCGTTGACCAGCGGCAAGAACTGAATGCGGGTTTGGTTCGTGGTATCGCCCACCAGCGTATAAAAACGAGGTGGCCCGGTTGATTCATCACGAAAGCGCTGCATTTGATCTTGGGTTTTGCGCTCTAAC